CGCCGAGGCCCAGACCGCCCCTGCGAAGCTGCAAATGGAGGGCGTCAAGGCCGTCGCTGGCGTCCAATCGACCCGCGCCGAACTTCAGATGCAGCGCGAGGCGCACGGTCAGGACATGCAGCAGAAGGGCGCCGCCGCCGTCGCCAAGCTGGTTCAGGGCCAGCAGGCGCACCGGTTGAAGCTCGCCCAGTCGGCCGACCAGCACGATCAGCAGGCCCAGCAGGCGCAGCAGGTTCACGCCGCCAAGCTGAGCCGGATGCAGCAGGAGCAGGTTCAGCGCGGCCTCGCCGATGAGGCTGAGCAGCCGGGCGACACCGACAGCGAGGCTGGCGAATGATCGTTGAAGCGCTGACGACCCTGCGGCGGCAGGCCGATCTTGTGTCGGCCGAGGTCCGCATCACCGACCGGCGCCTTGAGAAGGCGACGCCGGGGACCGACCCCTATCGGGCGCTGCTGCTGCGCCGCGACATTCTCAAGGGCAAGCTCGGCGAACTCGCCGAGGGCATACGGAGGCTTGAGGGCCGTGACCCCCAGCGAGGCCAGACGGCGACAGAAGCTCTACCAGTGGGCGCGGCGACGGTGGGGGCTGAAGCACCCGCTGGCGAACCCGGCGCCCTGGAAACAGGAGTGACGCATCATGAGTGAAGCCGAAGTCAGACCGGACCCCGAAACCGAAACCCCGGAAGGCGAGGACGCCGAAACCGAGGCCGAAGAACAGGAATCCGAGGGCGAGGAAGGCGAGGAAGACGGCGAGGATGAGGCGGCGGCGCGGGTCAAACGCGCCGAGGCTCAGGCCCACGACAAGGCCGGGCTCGCCGCCAAGGAACGGTCGAAGCGCCGCGCCGCCGAACGCCAGTTCAGCGAGCTTCAGCAGCGCTTCGAAGCGCTCGAATCCAAGGTCAGCGGCGGCGAGCGTGACGAACTGTCCGATCTGATCGCCAGCCTTCGCGACGATGACGACGAACCGATCACCGACCTCAACCAGATCAAGCGCGTCCTGAAGACCTTCATGAAGCAGCAGGCCGACGACGCCAAGGCGTCGGGCCAGCGCCAGCAGCATGTCAAGCAGACCAATGTCCTGCTATCGACCATGGACGCCTACGAGAAGGATTTCGTCGCCGAGGCCCCCGACTACTACAAGGCCGCTGACTACGTTCGCGACCAGCGGCGGGCCGAGCTTGAAGACCTGGGCTACGTCGGCCGGAAGTTGGAAGAAAAGCTTGCCGACGAACTGTTCGGCATGACCCGCGACATGATCGCGGCCGGGCAGGACCCGGCTGAACGGGTCTACGCGCTGGCGAAGCGCCGGGGGTTCAAGGCCGGGGAGAAGGCCACCACCGACAAGCTGAAGAAGCTGGCGGCCGGGGCCGCTGCGTCGAACGGCACGGCCACGGCGCGCGGCAAGGGGCCTGACAACGGCCTCACCTGGGGGGCGGTCGCCAAGCTTAAGGGCGCGGCGCGGGACGCGGCGTTCGCGAAGCTGCGGCAACGTGAACGGGGTCACTGACCTTGGCCGAGGCCGGGAACGCCGCTATATCGGCGCTGTCGGTGACTTGAGCATCCTGACAGAGCCCGTCAGCCGAGCGCGTCTCCCTCCCGTGGGTAGCAGCGTTCCGGCTGGCGGGCCGATCCGGTCGCCCCATGAACACGATCCCCTGCGGCCACTGCGCCTTCTGGCGAGGCCCTGTCGAAACCCAGGATCAGGCGGCCCGGCCGCTTGGCTACTGCGATGCTTTCGCGACCTTCCGATTCCAGACTGAAACAGTAGAGGAATGCACGCGGGCTCTTGACGGGAGCCCGCAACAGGCTTCCGACGCGAACTAAGCCCGCGTGGGCTCTTAACCACGCTTCGGCCGGTCCCCGGTAACGGACCAGCGCCCAAGGGCGCCCCGGCAGCTTCCACGGCACGGAAGCGGAACCCCCATCCGCTCAGCCGTGGACCCCTCAAATGGCCGAAACCGCCTATGGCGTGAACGCACCCGAAGCGAAGAAGCTCTGGTCGTCACAACTCGCTCGCGAAGCCCTCAAAGCGACGTGGATTCAGCGCTTTATCGGCGACTCGTCCGACGACATTCTGCAAACCTTCGATGACACGAAGAAGGACAGCGGGGACCGCGTTCGTGTCACCCTGCGGATGCAGTTGACCGGCGATGGGGTGTCTGGCGACGCCACGCTTGAGGGCAATGAAGAAGCCCTCGCGACCTACACCGATGACCTGTTCATCGACCAGCTACGCCATGCCGTGAAGTCGGCGGGCAAGATGACCGAGCAGCGCATTCCGTGGTCGATCCGCGAAGAAGCGATGCTCGGCCTGAAGGATTGGTGGGCGGGCCGCATGGATACGGCCTTCTTCAACCAAATGTGCGGCTACACGGTGGTCGTGGACCCGCGCTACACCGGCATGAACCCGCCGATTGCCACCGACGCCGCACACGTCTTCCGGCCGAACGCCAAGGCGAACGATCAGACCTTGGCGGCGGGTGACGAGTTCACCCTAGCGATCATCGACTCGCTGGTGGCGCAGGCCAAGCTGATGACCCCGGTCATCCGGCCTATCAAGATCGACGGCGACGACCGCTACGCGATGGTGCTGCACACGAACCAAGTGACGCAGCTTCGGACCAATGTCGGGACGGGCCAATGGCTTGATATCCAGAAGGCCGCGATGACCGGCGACGGGTCTAGTGGCAACCCGATCATGACCGGCGCGCTCGGCATGTATAACGGCGTTGTCCTGCACGAAAGCACGCGCATCACGGCCGGGGTCAACGCGGGGACCGGTGCGACTGTCGCGGGCGTTCGCCGCGCTGTCTTGCTGGGCGCGCAGGCCGGGGTCATTGCCTTCGGCAAAGGACAGTCGTTCAACAACTTCGACTGGAATGAGGAGTTATTCGACTATGGAAACAAACTTGGCGTCGAGGCCGGGCTTATCCATGGTCTGAAGAAGCTTCGCTTCAATAACGCGGACTTCGGGACGCTGGTCGCCCCGACGTTCACGCCGTAAGGGGCGTTCCTATGCCTGCTGGGCGGAAAACACATTTTCCTTTCCTGCACGAAATCTCAGTGCAGATCGGGCCGAACTCTGGGGCCGGTGGTCTGATCGGGGTTCTCCCGGCCGGGTCGATCATGGGGAATATCCACAACGTCATTTCGCAGGCGTTCAACTCGACCACGAACACCGGGGGCGTGGGGACACTGCCGCCGCCCAGTGGCGCCAATCTTCAGGGCGGGATCGACCTCACGGTGCCCATCCGTTCGGACAACCTCATGCCTGCCGGGGTGTGCGGCCCGCTCGGCGTCGATACGCCGATTTATTGGACGGCGGCTTTCACCGGCCCAGCGCCGACCCAGGGTGTCTGGACGGTCTGGATCGACTTCCTGCCCGGCGCTGGATAGCGGAGAAAACCCATGCCGACAGGCGGCCGTAAAACTCACCTTCAAGTCATTCACGAAATCAGCCAGCAGTTCGGCTTTGGACAGGTCGCGGGCGTCGTCGGCGTCCTTCCGGCCGGGGCGATCCTGAACCTCACGCACCTGCTGGTTTCGCAGGCCTGGAACGGAACCACCAACACGATAGCGGTTGGGACCACGCCGGGCGGCGCGCAACTACTGGCTGCGACCGACCTCAAGACGCTGGCGCGCACCGATACGGCTGCGCCCATCGCGGCGATGGGGCCGTTCGGGGTGGATACGCCGATCTACGGGACCATTGCGGGGACTGGCCCGGCCCCGACGCAGGGCGTGGCGACTGTCTGGCTGGATTACCTGCCGGGGCCTGGATAGGGGCGTTGTGGCCTATCCCCAGCAGCCCGGTCAGCAGGGTCTTCTGAGCCCGTTGCTCACGTCCCTGATCGCGCAGGGGCAGAAGTCGATCATGCCCGCTGAGGCCTACGACATTTCCCATCTTGCGGGTGGTGGCGCTGGCGCTCCGGCGCCGCAGCGACCCGCGCCCGCCCCTATGCCGTCGCCCGCCGACGTGATGGCCCCCGGCTATGGGGCGCCGGTGTCACAGGCGCCTATGGGCCTCGGCGGCAGGCAGGGCTTCCTGAACAATCTGCTGCCGCCTGGGATGGGCCAGCCGAACCCCGACGACTTGGCCGGGCTCTACTAGGCGGTGGCGTATGGCGACGCTTGGCGACTTGAAAGCAAGGATCATCAGCGAGACGACGCGCGACGACCTCGCCGATGATCTGGCTGCACAATTTCAAAACGTCATCGCGCAGGCCATAGACCAGTATGCGGCCGAACGCTGGTGGTTCAATGAAAGTCGCCAGTTGGTTCTGACGACGCCGGGTCAACCGACAATACCATGGCCGACCGGAGCCCGCATCATCGACGGCCTTTACCTTGAGCAAAACAACGGAAACACGCGATGGCCGCTCACCGCCCGGTCAATAGACGAGTTCGAACGGTTCATGCAGCCGAACGTCCGGGGGCAGCCCACGGATTACTTGGTCAAAGGTCTGCTGGTCTACCTGTTCCCAACGCCCAACGCGGCCTACTCGCTGGCTTGGGACCTTCTAATCGACGTGGCCCCGCCGCTGCTGGCGGACACCGACCAGAACTTTTGGACGAACCAGGGCCAAGACCTCATCGTCGCCCAATCTAAGATCAGGCTCTATCGCGACTACTTGTCGGCCGTGGCGACCGATCCTCGGCTGCTGGGAACCCAGATGCAGGAGCAGGCCGCCTATTCGCGCCTTCGCGCCGAAAGCACGCGCCGCACTGCGACGGGAAGGCTGCAACCCGCATGGTGATCCGCCGCGCCCCGTCGCAGAACCTTTTAGAGCCTGACGCGCCGTCCTGGGCGCATCGGTTCTCGCTGCGGATACAGGCTTATTTCAAGCTGGTGCATCCGATTGAGCCTGCCGAGATTTTCGCGGCGAACAAGGCCGAGCTTCCGTCGCCCGCCGACTGGCGCGGCTGTTTCGCCGTCGTGCCGGATCAGCACGCGCTGGTGGTTTCGGACGGGGTGAACTGGCTGACGATCCCGCTGGGAGGGCCTGTCTGATGCCTTCGAACTGGACTGCTTCAGCCCGGTTCGTCCTTCAGGCGACCGGCGAAAACAACAACACCTGGGGCGTGATCCTCAACCAGGGCGCTTTCCAACTGATAGACGACAACATCAACGGCCGCCTGCCGTTCGTGCTGTCGGGGATCAAGGTTCTGACCACCGCCAACGGCGCCCCGGATGAGGCGCGTATGGCCTTCCTCGACGTGACCGGTGGGACGGGCGGGACGGTGACTATTCCCCCGGTGCCCAAGGGTTACTTCGTCCGCAATAACGCCGCTGGTCAGGTGTCGATTTCGCAGGGCGGCGCGATCACTGGGGTTTTTCAGACTGGCGACATGGGGCCGGTGTTTGCGGATGGCGCCGGATCGGTGTTCCAAATCTACTTGTCGAACAAGACGCTTCGCCAGTTCATCGCGGACGGCGATCAGGCGGCTATCGACTACATCAACGCCGCGATTTCGGCCGGGACGGCGCTTTTGCCGCCGTCTGCCGGTCAGAACGGGAAGGCGCTCATGGTCCGCATGATCGGAGCGCCGCCTGTTGAGGCGTGGCAACCGGATTTCATCGGCACGGCGGACGTGATCGGGCTGTCGGCGGCCCTGGTTAACACCCTGGGGCAAGCCATCGCCTTTGCAGTGTCGCTCTAGGAGGGCGGGGATGGCGGTCGCACCGAACAAAATCGTCACGCCTCAGGCGATCATCACCGGCACCGGGACCACGTTCGGGCCGATCCCGGCGAACGCCAATTACGACGTGCCCACCTCCACGGCGCCGGTGCTGGCGGCCCGCGCTGGGGGCGCGCGGCTGACGCGGGTGTGGGCGTGCCTGGGGAGCGGCGCGCGGGTGGCTTCCGACTGCCAGCTTTACGGGGTCAAGGCCGGGGTGTTCCGGCTGCTGCGGGTGCTGGCCGTGCCGCTGCTGAACGTGCCCGCGAACAACGTCCTGGCGATTGACCCGCTGGACTTCGGCTTCAGCGATTCCTTCCCGCTGTTCCTGGCCCCCGGCGAGGCGCTGGCGATGGCGGTTTCGGTGGCGCAGGCCGCCCTGCTCGTCCGCGCCGAAGGCGGCGCCTATTGGGATGCGACCATGCCCACGCCCGCTCAGTCCAACTCGATCATCACGCCGCAGGCCCCGATCACTGGGGCCTGCAAGCTCGGCGCCGCTGGGGTGGGCGACTACACCACGCCGGGTAACACCGTGGCTCTGCTGGCGGGCCAGCCGAACGGGGCGCGGATCACGAAAATTCAGGCGGTCCCGGCGGCGACCACGGTGACTTCGGATTGCGAGCTTTACGCCTTCGACGGGGTGAACAACCGGCATATCCGCTCCATCGCCGTGCCGGTGGTGGCGATTGCCGCTGGGAACCTCGCGGCGATCCCGCCGCTGGACTTCGGCTTCAGCGAAGCAAACCCGCTCTACCTTGGCCCGAACGAGGGCCTGAACGTCGCGGTGTCGAAGGCGCAGACGGCGCTGGTGGTGCGCTGCGAAGGCGGCGCCTACTGAGATGCTGAACGGCGGCGATCATCTGGCCGGTTTCCTGGGCCAATCGCTCGGCGGCAAAAAGCCTGTGGCCGGGGCGTTCAATTTTGTCGCCAACTACTCTGCCGGAACTTATGCGCTGACGGTGCCGCGCGACGGTTTCTGGAAATTCGTGGCCTGGGGGGTCGGCGGCAGTTGCGGGGGCCTGACGGACCCCGGACAGGCCAGCGCGGGCTATGTCGAGGTGACCCGGTTCCTGGCGGTTGGCCAGATAGTGACGCTGGTGGTGCCGGTCTACACAGGCGTTCCGGGGGCGACCACGATCACCTTCCCAGATGGTTCTGTGGCCAGCGCCGGATCGGCGCAGGGCGGCGCGGCGCCGACGCCGGGCGTGGCCACTGGCGGCGACGTGAACCTCAACGGTTCGGCGGCTCCTGGGGCGGGCGCCTTCGACGGCCTGCCCGGCGGCGGCACCGGTGGCGGCCCCGGCGGCCTGCATCAAGCGGGCAATTCCGGTGGCTCGGGCGCTCCGGCCAACCTGCCGTTCATCGGCGGGCGCGGCGGCTTGGGCGGCGGCGGGGTGACTTCACCAGCGGGTGTGGGTGCGGGCTGCGGCGCGGCGGGTGGCAGCGTGGTCGGTGTTCAGGCCGGGCCTGCCCTCGTCATCGTCCTGTACGTCAATTAGGGCGCCCGGCGATGGCCAATCTCCCCTTTTTCCCGCCGACCGGCCTTGTGAACGATGATACCCAGTTCGCCGAGCAGGGCCGTTGGCTGAATGGCTCGCTGGCGCGCTTCTACGGCGACAGTTGGCAGGTTAAGGGCGGCTGGGAGCGGCTGATTCTCGACAACCTGGGCGGCGTCTGCCGGTCGGTGCTGTCGTGGACCGACAGCACGAACGACCTCAACATTGCTTTTGGCCGCCACAACGGCCTGTCGGTCTGGCGTGACAATGTTCTCTACGACGTGACCCCGGCCGAGTTCGTCGCGGGCTCAATCGACGGGACCGGAGGCGCGGGCTACGGGACCGGCGAATATGGGATCGGGACCTACGGCACGCCCTCAGTCGCCGACTACTTCCCGATGACATGGAGCCTAGGGAACTGGGGCGGCTTTCTCCTGGCGAACCCGCGCCACCAGGGGATTTTCGTCTGGGACGGCACGGCGCCCGGCATAGCGACGCTGATCCCCGGCGCACCCGCTCAAGTGACCTACATGCTGTCGATGCCGCAGCGTCAGGTTATGGCGCTGGGCTGCAATGAGGAGGTTAGCGGTGTTTTCAACCCGCTCTGCATCCGCTGGTCCGATATCGAGGATTACACCGACTGGACCTCGACCGCCCAGAACAACGCTGGGGAGTGGATTCTTGAGAGTGGCGGCCGGATCGTCTGCGGCCGGGTGATCGGTGACTACGCGCTGGTTTGGACGACCGATGGGCTGTTCCTGGGGACCTATATCGGGGCGCCCGGCCAGACATGGAAGTTCGAACGGCAGGGCGCGCACTGCGGCTCGATCAGCCCTGGTTGCCCGGCCGTGTCGGCTCAGAACGTCGCCTGGATCACGCCCAGCCTCGACTTCTGGCAATACACCCTTGGCAGTCAACCGGCCCCGCTTCACTGCGATATCCGGCTGATGTTCATGGATCACATCACAGCCGGGCAGGATGACAAGATCGTCGGTTCGTCGGTCGGCAAATTCGGGGAATTGACGTGGTTCTGGCCAGATGACCGCGACGGCTTTGACTGTTCGCGGGCGCTGGTGGTCAACCCTGGGGGCTGGTCGCGGGATATCCTGCCGCGCTCGGCGTTCTGTGACGCAGGGCCTCAGACCTACCCTATCGGCGTCGCGCCGACCGGCGAAATCTACTGGCACGAAAAGGGCAACTCGGCAGATGGCGCCGTGCTGTCTGGCTTCATCGAGTCGGCCGCTTTCTACCTCGGCGAGGCCGAGCAGGAAATGTTCGTCACCGGCATGTGGCCCGACCTGAAGGACCAGCAGGGAACCTTCAGGCTGACCCTGTTCACAAGACAGTTTCCTCAATCGACGGAACGGGCTCATGGTCCGTGGCTGCTGACCCCCGGTCAGTCAAAGCGCAGCTTACGCCTTTCGGGCCGCATCGGTCGCGTTCGCTGGGATTGGGCGTCGGCCCCTGCCTACGGGCGGGGTGGAAAAATGGAGTTCGCCGTCGATCCGATAGGAGGCCGGTGATGCCGCTCAAAAAGTCAGGTTCCAAGGGCGCCTTCAAGTCGAATATCCGACAGGAGGTCAAGGCCGGGAAGCCCGTCAAACAGGCGGTCGCCATCGCTTACGCGACCCAGCGAAAAGCTCACTCGGGCCGGAAGCGCTGACATGGACGACGCGAAGAACACCTGGGGCGAGGAACTGAACGACAGCGCGGCGTTCAACCCGACCCGGATCAAGCTCTACGACCCAGAGCCGGTCGATCCGGTGCTGGCCCAGTGGGCGCGGTTCCGCGACCAGTTCGCTGAGGGGATGCGCGACGGCTTTTGGACGCTTGAAGACCTTGAACAGAAGGTCGGCGACAAGCGGGCGTTCTTCTTCCCCGGCCGCGATGCGGCGATGGTCGCCGAAATTGCGGTCTATCCGGGGGGAACGCGGGCGTTTCAGGTTCTCTGGGCCTGCGGCGACGTGGCCGAGCTTCTTCAGATGGCGCCCGGCGTTGAGTCCATGGGCCGCATGATGGGTTGCACGGAAATGCTGATTGAGGGCCGTGCAGCCTGGGCGAAGCTGCTGAAGCCGCTGGGCTATGAGCCCTTCAGCGTCACCCTGCGGAAGGCTCTGTAGTCATGAGCTTCACCGACAAGAAGACCAAATCGACCCAGGACTCGTCGGGGACCTTCAGCCAGACCTCGACGCCGAATGTGCCGACGTGGATTAGCGATCCGGCGCAGGCGATGGCGGGTCAGGTCGGCAAGCTTCAGGCGCAGGGGCCAAGCGCGTTCACGCCGACCACCAGCAGCCTTGAAAATCAGGTGACGGCGGGGGCGGCGAATTTCACGCCGAGTTCCAACTATTCCGATGCGACGGGGGCCTTCAACAACATTCCCCAGGTTGAGGGGCAAAGCCTACTGACCAACCTGTCGGACTACTACAACCCGTTCAAGGAACAGATCACCAACCCGGTGATGAACGACTTCGACTTTCAAGCCGGTCAGACCCGCGCCGCGCAGGCCGCGCAGGCGGCCCAGGGGAAGGCGTTTCAGGGGTCGCGCTACGGTATCCAAGAGGGTGAGACGGAAGGCGCCCTAGCGCGGGCTCGGGCGGCGACGGAAGGTGGCCTGCTGTCGAATATGTTCACGGAGTCTACCGGGCTCAGCAGTCAGGACGCGGCGCGACGGCAGGCGGCTATGGAAGCCAACCAGGGCGCCGGGGTCGCCAAGGCTCAGGGCCTCGCCGGGATCGACACGGCGAAGAACGCCCAGCAGCTTCAGGAGCAGGCCGCGCAGGCTGCGATAGCCCAGCGGGCGACCGAAGAACAGCAGATACAGCAGCAGTATCCGCTGACTTTCGCGGCCCAGACCGAAGGGCTGCTGTCCGGCCTCAATCCGGCGCTCTACACCGGCAGCACCACCAGCGGCACGACGACGGGGCATTCGACGGGAACGACCGTCGTCAGCGATCCCATCGGTCAGGCCGCGAACCTGATGGCCGGGGTGGGCGGACTGTTCAAGGGCCTTGGCGGCATTCCAGGGGGTTAGTAGATGGGTCTTCTGAAGCCGATTGAAGACGATCAGGAAGACCCCGGGTTCTTTGACACTCAGGTCGGCGACGGGCTGCTGAACGGCCTTCAGGGCGACCAGCCTGACCAGCCCGAGGAGCCGACGCCCGGCGATGAGCCGCCCGGGTCGTTCCCGGCTGCGTCGGCAGTGGAAGCCGCCCCAGAGGCGACGGCGGCGGCCGGGGAAAAACCGAAGCGCGGGCTGCTGTCCCGCATAGGGAGCGGACTATTCGGGACGGACAGCGGCGGGGCGACGTTCGCCGACCGGCTGATTGGCGCGTCGATGGGCCTGAAGGGCGATATCGGCGGCGAGGGGACCTACTTCCAAGGGATTACTGACCGTACTCAGAAACAGGCGCTTGTGAAGCAGCAGCAGCTTGGCCAGCAGATCGACAGTCAGGCGTTCAATGGGGCCTGGGATACGGACCCCAAGACCGGGCGGCGCACTTTCAATCAGGACAAGTATCTGACCTTGCGGCAGCAGCTTGCGGCGCAGGCCAAGCTGTCGCTGAGCCCGATGGGCGCGGCCCAGACGATCAAGGCGTTCGCCGACAGCGCCAACTGGTCGTTCCAGAAGGATGATCTGGGCAACATTTGGCGGGTGAACAAGGCGACCGGCGAGAAGTCGCTAGAGGTCAAGGCGGGCAAGCCGCAGGAGTTCGACACCAAGGACAAAATCTACCTGATGGACGACGCTGAGGGCGGCGGCGGTGGCGATCAGACCGCACCGGCTGGGGGCGCTGCGCCCGCCCCGGCTGGGGGAGCCGCGCCGACCGCGCCGACCGGGGCGCAGCCAGCCGCTTATCAGGCGGCGGTCGGCAAGCGCGAGGGGACCGCCCAGAACCCTAATTCGAGCGCAGCGGGGGTCGGTCAGTTCCTCGGCAGGCTGGACGCCCAGGGCAAGGGCAAGGGGACGTGGTTCGACGTGATGCGGAACGATCCGCAGTTCGCCCAGGATATCGCTGGGAAGTCGGACGCCGAAATCCTCGCCATGCGCGCGAACCCGGAAATCGCCAACCGGGCGATTGCGTCCTACGCGGCGATGAACGCCCCGATCCTACAGGCGGCCGGAATTACGCCGGATGCGGCCTCGCTGGGGATGGCGCATGGCTACGGCCCGGTTGGGGCGGTGAAGATCATCAAGGCCGCCCAGAGCGCACCGGACACGCCGATGGAGTCGCTGGTCGGGGCGCACACGGCGTTGATTAACCGCGTGGCCGGAAAGACGGCTGGGCAGGTTGCGGCGCAGTTTCAGCAGCAGTTTGCGGGTGGCGGCGCACCAGCGGCGGCCGGGGCGGCTCAGCCAGCGGCGGCGACGGAGCCGATGCAGAACGGCCTGACGGCTGAGGAGCTTAAGCAACTGGGACCGGCGCCGAAGGGCAAGCACTGGTTCAAGCCGGGGGCTGGCGAGGAGGAGAAGGATATCGAGCTAACCGACGACGCCGCGACTATGTTGGCCGGGCGCTACATTAAGGACGGCACGCTGCCGCAGATGCGGGATAACAAGGGCCTCGCCAAGACGAAGATTCTCAACAAGGCCTCTGACATGATGAAGTCGCTTGGCCTGACCGCCGCTGATCTGGTTTCGGGGGTGGCCGACATTAAGGCGACCGCTGCGGCGTTGACCAAGAACACGACGAATCTGGCGGCTATCAAGGGGTATGAGGACACTGCCGGAAAGAACGCCGATCTGGCTCTGAAGCTTGCCCCGGCTGGCGCTGCCCAGTTCAACAATAACGTGCTGAATCGGTGGGTTCAGACCGGCCGTCGCGCCATAGCTGGCGATCCGAACGTCACCAGCTTCGACGTGGCCCTGGGGACCTTCCTTGACGAGTATACGAAGGTCGTCGTCGGCTCGAATGGCGGTCAGGGAACCACCGATGCGGCGCGGAAGGAATCCTACGACCGGCTCAGCAAGTACGCCTCTCAGGGCCAGTTGGCGGGCGGCATTGCCACCATGAAGCAGGAAATGCGGAACCGCACGAGTTCCATGGAGGACGTGAACGAAGGCTTGCGGTCGCACATTCGGGGTGGGGTCGGGTCTGCCCCGGCTGCTGAGCCTGCGGCTCCTGCCGCGCCTGCCGCTCCTGCCGCGCCGCCAGCGTCTACGCCGCCAGCTTCGGCGCTTCAGGAAGGCAAGGTCACGACGTTCAAGAACAACCAGCAGTGGACGTTGCGGGGCGGTAAGCAGGTGAGGCTGAAATGAGCGATTGGGACGTTGCCAGCGTCGCCCCCGATCCGGCCGCCCAGCCGCCGCCGAAGCGCGGCATTATGGATGACGTTGGCGGGGTCATGGCCTCGCTCTACCGGGGGACCGGGATCGGCGACGAACTGAACGCGGGCATAGCCGCCCCGATCAACGCCGGTATCGACGCGGCGACCGGCAAGGGCAGTGGCAACCTCTGGGACCGCCTCAAACAGGGCTTCAACGAAAACCTGAGCTACCAGCGCCAGTCTGAGGCCGGGCTACAGCAGGCGCATCCGTATGTCGCAGGCGCCGCCAAAGACGTTGGCTTCCTCGCCCCAGTCGCGGCGGCGTTGCTGACCGATGGGGCGACGGTGGCGCCGGAAGCACCCGGCCTGCTGAACACCCTGCGGAGCGTGATCGCGCCTACGGCTCAGGTTGGGTCGCGGGCCATGAACGCTGTGCGCGGCGCGGTGACGGGCCTGACCGGCGCGGCCGGTTACGGGCTGGTGGACGCCGGGACGCCGCAGGAGCGGTTGAAGGCGGCCGGGGAAGGCGCACATAACCCGGTGGCCGCCGTCCTGGGCGCGGCGGGCGGGGCGTTGGGGCCGACCCAGAACGCCGCGAAGGGTAACTCGCTTGAGGCGATTCAGGCGGCCACGGCCGGGCTCGGGAAGATGCGGGACAAGGCCTACGAGGCGGTTGACAACCTGGGGGCTTACTTCAAGCCGACTTCGGCGAAGTCGCTCTGGATCAACATGCAGCACGATCTGGCTGAGGCCCCGCCGTTCGATCCGAACAATCCCGACATGAAGGGCGTTCAGGGTGTCGTGGATTTCGCACGGTCGAAGCTCAACTCGGGCCAGCCGTTGTCGATGACCACGCTGGGCCAGATCAGGACGGCGGCGGCGAACACCTTCAACCCGAAAGACCTGATCGCTTCGGCGCCCGGTCAGGCGATCAAGAACACGATTGACGACTTCATTCAGAAGCTCGGGCCGCAGCATATGGAGGGGACGGCCATCCCTGGCTTCAAGTCGAACCCGGTCAGCCCGGCCGACCTTCAGCAGAAGCTTGCTGTCGCCCGCGACATGCACACCCGGTTCAGCAAGGCTGAGGCGTTGACCGACGCCCTGACCAGCGCCGACCTGAAGACCGGCTCGACCTACGCGGGGTTCAACATCGACAATGCGACGCGGCAGGCTGTCCGCCCGTTCCTCGACCCGACCAGCCCCAAGGCCATCAGCAACTTCACGCCGGATGAAGCCGCTGCGGCAGCGAAGATCATCAAGCCTGGGGCGGTGCATGACGCGCTGCGGCACGTCGGGCGTGTTTCGCCGCTGACCGGGGGGTTGGCGACGTTGCTTGAGGTCGGCCCTACCCTTACGGCCGCGATGACGGGTCATGAGGGGGCGGCTGCGGCGGCGACAGGTGGGATGGCGGCGACTTCAGCGGCGGCGCTCGCGTCGAACGCCATGACCAGGGCGAATGTCCGCACTCTCATGAACACGATCACGGCGGGTGGGACCAAGGAAGCCGTTGCGTCGTTGGCAGAGCTTCAGCGGCGCGGCGCGCTGACGCCGCAGGTTCAGAAAATGCTGAGCGCGACGGGCAAGGGCGCGGCGGCGCTTGGCGCGCTCAGTCAGGCCCAGCGGACCCACGTCCTAGCCCAAGGTGGGTTCGTTGACGCCCAGGACGATCCCTGGGCCGTTCAGAGCGTGCAGTAGGCCCCTCAACGGACCCGGCCGCTACCCTAGTACCCCAAACCCGTCCTGGGGCGTTGTAGGGCCGGAAAATCGGAGGGTCTTATGAGCCTGCTGATCTTCGCGCTGTTCGTGCTGATCGTGGTCGGCGTGGTCTGCGCTATCGCCTACTACATTCCGTTCCCGCCGCCGCTGGCTTGGCTGAAGTGGGTCATCCCCTGCGTCGCCCTGCTGATTGCGCTGGTGATCCTCGCGCAGAAGATGGGCGTCGCCTAGCTCGCGGTCGCATTCAAGTTGCGTTATGATGCGGCATGATCGTCAAGGTTCAGCGTCCGGTCGCTGGCCCGCTTTCGCAGCCATCGACGCCGGAAATTCTGGTCTACAGCGAAGGCCGGAAACACATCGGCATGGTCGCCCCCAGAGACTTGCCGGGATGGCTGGCGAAGGCCCTGAAGGCCAACCCGAGGGTTTACGCTGACGCCGACTGGCGAGCGCCCGGCCAATGGCGGTTCAACCGGCTGGTCAAGGATCAGGACTGGTGACGCTTCGCTACTACGTCCTAGAGGGCCACAAGGCCGTGCTGGTCGCTCGGTACGATGAGCCGGATTTCATGGTCTGGGCGCAGTGGTACGCGACGGCCGACCGACAGGTCGCCATCGACCGCCTGCCGCTGGCGACGGTTTCGACCGTGTTCCTGGGCCTCGATCACGGCTGGTTCAATGACCGGCCGCCGCTGATCTTCGAAACTATGGTCTTCGCACACCCGGCGCTTGACGGGCCGCTGAAGGACTTTCAGGGCCGCTGTTCGACCTGGGAACAGGCTGAGGCGATGCACGCCGAGGTCATGAAGGAACTGCTGGCGGCCCATCAGGAGGCGGCCGGATGACCACGCGCTACCTGATCTGCGGCGGGCGCGACTTCGCCGACGATGCGCTCATGGACAAGGCCCTGGCGGCGCTGATCCTGCATCCCGAAGACGCCTACATTATCCACGGCGACGCACGCGGGGCCGACCGTATGGCGGCGGCCTGGGGCAAGGCGCACGGCGCCCAGGTCGAACCTTACCCGGCCGACTGGGACCGCTACAGGTCGGCGGCCGGGCCGCTCCGCAATCAGGCGATGCTCGACGTGGGCAAGCCTGACGTGGTGATCGCGTTCCCAGGTGGGAACGGAACGGCCGACATGGTTCGCCGGGCTCGCCAGCGGCGCGTCGTGACCATTGTCGTAACCGGCGTCGGCGGCGACTGGTACGGGAGCGGCCAATGAGCCCGCGCTTCATCCTCTGGCTGACCTGGGTCAACGCCGGTTGGCAGATCGTGTTCAACATTGCGTGGTGGGCCGGGGTCCGCCATCTGGTCGGCGCACGGTTGGGTGTCTGGTCAGAGGTTCTGGTTCAGGGCGGCGCTTCGATCCTGCCGACGCTGGTTGTCGCCGCGATTGTCGTTCCGTGGTCGTTCAAGCTGATTGAAAGTTTACAGGCGGGAACTAACCCATTGAAATCTAACGGCTCCGATTTGTAGGTGTTTACAGCACAAGTCGTTGAATTTACTCACTTCGTCTAGTCCCCTAGGGACTGCCACCCCGCGACTTTTCCCCAACAAAATCAAGCTTCCTGCAAAAGTTTACAGGAAAAGTTTACAGTGATCGGACAGTTCCGTTCTCTTTTTGGTCGCCTGGGGGGTTAGAGTCCCGAACGGAGTCGAACCCCCTCAGCCGCGCCGCAGCCGCCTTAGCGAGCCGCTTCTGGTCGGCGGATTTCGTGTAATGCTCAACGTCCTTCAGGCTCGCGTGGCCGGTGATCGCGGCGATTTCCGAGGCCGAGCATCCGGCTTCCGCCAGCCAGCGCGCGGCGGCCTTCCGTAGGCCGTGGGGGCTCGACTGGGACGGCAGGCCAGCCGCCTTGGCGCAATCGCTGACCCATCCGCTGAAGCCTGCGTCCGACCTGGGCTTGCCGTACTCAGTCAGGACGAAAATCATCTGGCCTGGGTCGATCTGATCTAGCTCGGCCTGAAGGTTCTGGTGGATAGGCAGGCTCAGTTCAACGACCTCGCCCTTGCCCTGCTTCTGTTGGCGCAGATTGATCGCGCCGTCGCGAACGTGCTGGCGGCCCATCTTCACCACGTCAGACCGGCGCTGACCCGAGTAGATCAGGAGTTCCAGCGCGAGGCGCGGTTTCGACCCTGAAGGCCAGTGGGCGCGGTACTGGTCAATGTCGGCGTCGGTCCAAGCCCGGTGGCCGTCCGTCTTCACCTTCCGCAGCTTCACGCTCAGCGTCGGGTCCTGCTTCACCAGCCCGCGTTCGACGGCGTTCCTGAAGACCGCCCGCAGACGCTTCAGCAGGTTCCCGGCCTCGGAAGGGGTCTTCGCATAGATCGGGTCTAGGATCAGCCGTAGGTGTTCAGCCCGCAGGCCATCGGCCGGGGCGCTGCCGTAGGTCGTCTTATCCTCGCCGACCATGAGGCAGAAGCGGTCTAGCAGGCGGCGGTAGTTCCGTTTGGTCGTGTCGCTGCCAAGGCCGGTGTAGGTGCTGGACTTGTAGTAGGCCGCGACGCAATCGCTCAGCGTGATCGTGGCCCCTGCCTTCGGCTCATTGATGAGCGTTTGGCTGGCGGCAAGGGCTTCATTGTAAGCGATCATGAAGGCCGCTCGGTTAGACCGATCCGGCAGCTTCACCCTCGGAAAGCCGGGGCGCCTGAAATAGTAGTAGAGCTTGCCATACGAGTTCGCGCACCGCTGCACGAACGGGAGGTCAGTTTTCATCGTGTAACTCCGAGCATCCTGTCCCAGACGCCGACGCTTTCGCTGGCCTCTGATTCGGCTTCAACAGGAAGGGCGTCGAAGTAAAGGTCAAGCTCAAAGCGGTCCCAGACCTTTCGGCCGTCAATTCGTCGCGGGCCGGGCATTCGGCCTTCAGCTACCAACTGGTCGAACTTGGTGGGGCTGATCCCGACGTAGTTTGCCGCCTGCTGTCGCTGTAGTCCGCGAGGCTCAGCTTGGCGCCGTTGCCGTTCAGGGGCGGTGGTTTCCATGGCCTTGAATCCGGGTGGTCTACGTCAGATCGGGCCTCCTTCAGCGGTGGTGGCGTTTGCGGACAACGACCCAGCCATTTTGTTCAAGCGCGCCGATGATCGCGAAGGCGGTCTGCTGGGGTTTTTCAAGGCCGTTGATCTGGGCCTGAAGGCGACCGCAGATCACGTCCACCGGCCGTAATTGAGGGGGTTCCTGGGGGCTGCTCATGGCTTGTGTGCCGGTCGTTTTGCGATGCGGTTGCAGATCATATTGAGGTGGGTCGCGACGGTGCGCGCCTCCGGCAGGGTGAGCTTGACGGAGCGGTTGACCCCGTTGCTGTCTTCGATGGTCAGGGTCACGGTGTCCTTGTTTTCGCAGACCGCCACCTGACCGGTTTTGTTCGGGTCGCTGGCGAGCGGGACAATCAGGATCATGGATTGGCGCACCTTCGGCGTTCGCCACAGGTAATCCCGGTGGGCCTTGGCGCGATCCTCAGGGGTCGGCTGGGCTTTCGCAGGGGCGGCGGTGACGGTCATGTCTTGCCCTGGTGCAGCATTTTGAACGCGGCGACGCCTTCGGGGCTGGCGGCCCACGCCTCACCTTCTGCGGCCGTTCCGTCGAAGTCGCCCTCTATGGCCTGTTCGGCGACCAGCAGGGCGTCCGGCGTACCAATCTTTTTGAGGTCCGCCACCAGAGCGGAAATCGGTGCATCGAGCGGCGACATGAAGTCGTCGTAGTAGCCGCTGACCGCCTTGTCGGCCATGTCGTAGAGCCCGGCCGCGATCAGGGCGGCGGCCAGTTTCCAGCGGGTCGGGAGCTTCGCCATCAGTTCATCCTTTCGTCGGGATCAGTCATCGCTGTGCGCCTTCTCAAAGCGCCTGGGGTGGAACAGCACTTCTGGAATCTCAGCCAGCGTCAGCAGCGCGGTCGGCGGCCCCAGGTCGGCCGTGTCGGTCACTGTGTAGATGGCGCCCTTGGTCAGCCTGCCGGGGATCGGGTCGATGCAGCGGACGCGCTGCCCCGGCTTGAAGGCGCAGGGTTTCTTCATAATGGGTCTTCCAACAGGTCCGCCATGCTGGCCGCGCCTGCGGCCTTCGACGGCTCGTGGTTCAGGTGGAAGCCATCGGCCATCGACCGGAACGACTTGACCGCCAGTGTGATCCTTTTGCGCGCCGTCAGCAGGCGCCGGTGCAGGGCCGCGTTGCGGGCCTCAAGTCGTTCCTGGGCGGTCGATTGGTCGTAGGGCGAAAAGGCCGTGCAGACGATCAGGTCGTCCATGCACGCGCAGCCTGGATAGCCCAGGAGGCAGCCGCCGTTCTGAGCGCGGAACCCGTAGGGGCAATCGACGCCCTGGGCGACGACGCGCAGATGCGCGTTCTCGCGGTCGAAGGTGTCGAGCTTGGTTTCCAGCGCCGCTATCGCCAGCGCGAGGGCGACCAAGCCCGACTCCAGTTCAGCGACACGTTGCCGGTCGCGCATGTCGGCCTCCCGATTAAGCTTCTACGTCAGAGCGTTCCTCCGTTCTCCGGGGCCGGTCCATGCAGGCTAAGCGCGTTTCAGGAGGCCGGAACTGATGGCCCGCTCGCGCCAGTTCTGGGCTTGTTTCTTGTCGATCCCGAGCCGCGTTGCGACCGTCGAAGCCGTCTCGCCGTCGTGGAACAGGATCAAGGCCTTGCGGCGCAGATTGAAGTAGGCTTCCCGGCTGAGCCCCAGTGCCGCCGCCGCCTTGTCCACCATGTAGAGGTTCTTGGGGTTGGCTTCGGCCTCGGAGAGGATGAAGTTTTTTTGCAGGCCAGTCTTACCGGGCTTTCTCTTGCTCTCCCGCCGTTGGCGTTCGCTGCCGATATCGACCACCTTTTCCGGGGGCGTGACGTTGGCGTCTTCGAACCGGCCTATCGCCGCGTCGAGCATGTAGGGGACCGGGTAGCCCGCCGAACGGGCGGCGCTGAACCACGTCGTCAGCACCGACTTGGATTCCTTGGTCTGCTCCATGATCGCGCGGATATGCCGACCGTCGAGCGCCATTTCGACCGCCAGCTTTCGCCGGTCCATATATTCCTGAAGGGTGATCCCGCGAGCCTCGGCGGCCCTGGCGCTGGTCGCCACTTTGGCGCCGTCGCCAAGCTGTTCGACAGTCAGCGGAAATCGCGACGCACGGTTGCCCTTCCCGGCCGGGGCTCGGGGGGTGGTCGGGAACTTCATCCCGGCCTTGCGGGCGTCGGTGATCGCACCGTAGACGGTGCTGATCTTCAGGCCGGTCGCCTCGGCGATTTCGTAGGGCAGCTTGCCGTCGAGCCGCATCTGAACGGCCTTGGTCTTGGGGTCGCTGGTCGGTGGTTCGGCTTCGGTGCGACGCGGCAGGGCGGGCGGACGCCCAGGAGCCCCCAGGAAGCCCGCCAGCGGGTCCGGGTGACGATGCTGCGCCGGGACCGCCCCATGGGCCTCAGCGAGCGCCTGAGCGTGATCTATGATGGTGTCGCGCAGCTTGCCGGGTGGGATGGCGGCGAAGGCCCGCAAGAGTTGGTCGGCGCCCGGCAGCACAAGGAAGCGGGCCATTTCCAGCGGGTCGATGTAGCCCGAGGGTTCAGGGGTCTTTGACATTTCAGCGTGATCCTCTCCACGGCCATTCGGTGTCTTCACCGCCCCAGCGCTCGGCCATATGCGCGAAGGCGGCGGCGGTCTGGGGGAGCCCGGCGCCCAACAGGAAGCCGACCCCCAGGGAAGCGTCTGCAACCAGCGTACCGTGAGCTTCGCTGTCTTCCTTGAGGCTCACCAGCCGGTCGTTGAAGACCTCAAAGTTCAGGGCGGCTGGTGTCATGCTGAACGGGTCCAAGGCCGTTCCCAGCCCAGCACCGACATGACGATGCTGAGGGTCGCGTTCTGAGGCCTGCGGACGCCCTTATAGAACCAACCCAAGAGGCAATACCGGCTGACTTTGTGACCCGCGCGCTCAGTCTCGTACTCGATTTTTTCGATAGACCAGCCGCTCTGTTCAATCGCGAACAAGGCAAATTCCATGTCTGGGTCGCGTTCGTCTTTCCAGTTGTAGGCAAGGTAACTCTGCGCCGGAATGAAGTTCTTCCGTTTCTGCGGCATGGGCTGAGCCCATTGCGCGTGGGACTGGCTAGGCTGGAACGGCGGGTAGCTACTTCGCGGCTGGTTCATATTCGCGGCTGCCTTCGACATTAGGTTGATCCTCTCCTGGGAAAAGTCGCACGGCGCGCAGGGTTAGCGCGTTCAGATGCTCCACGGCGCCGTGGCCGTCAGCCTCGGCTACACGTTTCAAGGCGGGCAGCCCGGTACGGACTGACTCGATCACTTCTTCACGGTTGGCCGGGCGGCCTTCACGCCACCAGCTTACCCGTGTCGGCGAGCCGATGAAGAACAACAGGCCGCCGTTCGGCTGGCGCTCGGCACGGTAGGTCGAGGTTTCCCAGATCAGGGCGACGCCGGGGTTCCGGTCGATCATCAGGCCAGCGGGCGACTGATGCGGCAGATCGTCAATCGCCGCGCGCTTGGCGAGCGGCTTCGAAAGGAAGGGGCAGGCTGTCACCGAAAATCGGGCGCAGGACAGGCACGACGGCGGTTCGGCCGAGACGCGGTTTACTGCACACATAGGGCCGATGACAAAGGCCTTGCAAGGTCCAAGGCGTCGGCCGCAAACCCAGCAAGTATGCTTCTCGTGGGCCTTGAAGATTTTGCGGGGATCGACGGCCCGAAACTCTGGCTCGCCATCGACGTAAGACACGAACCAGGGGACAGGAAATCCTCGCCGGTCAGTCTGAAGACTGGCGATCTGCGGTGGCGCCTCTGGGAACCTGACATTGCTCATCTGGGACCCCAACAATCCTGAGTGGAGGGTGTCCCACTCAGGTTGAGTTGTCTAGCGCTATGCGCCGCTGATGGCGCGTCTCTGTCCATGGGGTATTTCCCGCAGTCTTCGTCAGGGTTCGACATGAGCACCGGCCTAAGGTTAATTCCCTAGTCGAACCAAAGAAACGCATTCACGTTGCACTCAATCCAACTTGAATGCATCAGTCACGCTGAGGCCGGAAAATAGGTATCCGGCGGCGCGTGGAAGTTAACCGCCCCTATTCAATTTGAATGCACGGCGTTTTGATCTTGCCAAGTTAAATTTTTGGGGCTTACGCTGATTTGTCATGCGGACACATCGGGATATCATTCGAGCCGGGGGTGGGGTCGCGGCCTGCGCGCACAAGCTGTCGCTGGCGACGCCCACGGTGCGGTCGTGGTTCACCCGCAATTCGATCCCGCACGACTACTGGATTCGCATATCGCTTCTGGAAATTGCTCCACTAGCTGAACTGGTTGCAGCCGCTCCGTCGGGTCGCAGACATAGTAGGGCCGCCTAAGCTATGTCAAAAAACGAAGTTTAATGTCGTGTCAGGACGCATCATCCTTGGGATTGATCCCGGGCTACACGGCGCGCTCGCTTTTCTGACCCGAAACGTCGGCGTCGAGGTCTTGGACATGCCGACGTTTTTACTTGGGAAGAAAACCGCGCTCGATGAACACGCCCTATCGCGGATCATCGACGCCAGAGCCCGCGAAATAGATTTCGCCTTCCTTGAGCAGCAATGGGCGCGGCCGACCGATGGTGGTCCGCAAGGTTTCAAGCTGGGCGTCAACTACGGCCTGCTGCGAATGCTGTTGGCGTCGAATTTCATTCCTTACGCGACGGTGACGCCTGCCGCCTGGAAGCGCTTCATGAAGCTCAGCGGCGACAAGGATTGCAGCCGGTCCCTCGCCTCTCAGTTGCTCCCGAAGGACGCCCACCAATGGGCGCGGAAGAAGGACGACGGCCGGGCTGAGGCGGCGCTGATCGCCCTCTACGGCCAGCAACACCCTATCGTCGCCGAGGCCGCCTGATGCGCCCGCGCGATCCGGTCACGCTCAAGCTGCTGCCGCCGCCGTGCAAGCGCTACGACGTGCGCCCGTTCCATGAGGCGGCGCTTCCGGCCATCGACGCCGACCCCAGGTCCCCGGCGCTGCCGATCCGCCGCAAGCTGGAAATGATCGACCGGGCGATCAACACCGTGATCGACGGCGACAAGCCGCCAGCCTGGATTCAGGAGGGCGACCGCCACCGCGCCGACAACCACTTCCTGAAGGATATTTGGGCCGTCGCCGTCGCCCGCTGTCAGGAGGTCGCCCATGTTTAGGGCCACCCGCTGGATCACGGTCGATGAAGGCGTCTACCGGGTCGTCGAGAAGCCGACGCATACGGTCATCTACAGGCGCTATGGGCGCGGGCCGTACCGTGACGTGCTGGTTTGGAGCAGCCGCAATCGCCTGCTGAAGGTGGGCACTATCTTTGCGCGCGTTCTGGTCGCCGCCAAAGCGCATGAGGCCGCGTGATGGGCATTATCGCCGACACCTTGGGAGCGCCGTCCGCCTACCGGGTGAAGAAGGACAATCCGAACCTCTGGGCCGATCTGACTGACCGGATCAACGGCGCCCTGCTGCCCGCCCAGCTAGACGAAATCGAAGCCGAGTTCGAAGCCCGGCCGCTGGATATGCCGTTTGGCTGGTATCTGGAAGCACAAGACCTAATCGACCAGAAGCGCGAGGCGCTGAGGGAAGAAGACATTGGCCTCATTTTGAGGGATCGCTTCGACTTTTAGGTCAAGCGGTGGTGTAGCAGCGGCCTTATGCTGCGAATGTGTGATGTGAAGGACGTAAGTCATGGCTCTTAATTTACCGGCCTCATCCGACAACAGTCATAGGGTGCCGATTATCAAATACGACTCTCGCGCTGGTCGCATCTTCAGGGTGGACCGCTCGGAACAGGCTGACGGATGGGAAAGCAAGCCAGTCGAAATTACGCAGGTATTTCAGGCCATCTTTGACCTCGACAATATCGAAACCGGCTGGCTGCATTTCCCGACCGGCGCTGCGCCGAGCATCCGCACTGTCCCGGCAGGCCAACCGCTACCCGACAGGCCCGACAGCAAGCACCGGGGCGGCTTCCGCCTGATGCTCCTGCTGGGCCGCCAGTCGGGGGGAGACGTGCGTGAAATGGCGTCCAACGCGCAAGTGTCGAAGAACGGCATGGACAAGCTAGACGACGACTTCAAGGCAGGCCGGGTGGCGAACCCTGGGCTGCTGCCGGTCGTTCGTCTGGCGGGGACCACCGCCATCACGACGCAGGGCAAGGCGAACGGCCAACCCGTGAGTTCCACCAACTATCAGCCGATCTGGCAGATCGTGAAGTGGGTCCCCCGGCCGCCTGAGCTTATGCCCGAGGCTATCGCGGCGCTGGTCGGCGGCGCGGCGGCTCAGCAGGCCCAACAGCCTGCCCCAGCCGCCTCGCCACCGCCCCCGTCGCCGCAGGCTCCGCTGGCGCTCGCGCCACCGCCGCCGCCTCAGCAGCCCGCGCGCGAACTGGCTTCGGTTGAGGACGACTTCTGACCAATGCAGCCCGGCGAATAGGCGTCGGGCTGCTGTGTCTGGGGCGTTCCAGTGGTGCCGTTCAAGGCGTTCGACTTTGACCCCGATTTCGCGCGACCGCCCGACTGGGCGGCGATGTACCGTGGCCTGGGCTGGAACCCGGTCCCTGCCTACCTGCCGACTGAGGAAGAAGATTGGAAGCGCCCTGTCCACCGTTGGCGTGAGTTCGAAGACCGGCAGGTTCCCGACGCCACCTTCGACCGCTGGTATGGGCCTGACGGCCAGCACCGGGCGCGGGCGAACATGGGGACGATCACCGGGGCGGCCAGCGATCAGGTCTTCTGCCTTGATCTGGATAGCCGCCTGGACGGCAGGCCCGATGGGATCGAATGGTTCTTCGGGCTGATCGCCGTTCACAACTCAAACATGATGCCCGAGACGCCGCACCAGCGGACAGGCGGCGGCGGTCACCAGTTCTTCTTCAGGGCGCCTGCGGGCTGGGTCGCGCCGACGATCAGGACGCCGGGCGGCATTGATATTCGCGGGCAGGGCGGGTTCGCCATGCTGCCCCCCAGCCGCCACCAGAGCGGCCGTGACTACACCTGGGAACCCGGCTCTGAGCCCTGGGCCGTGCCGGTCCTGCTGGCGCCGCCGTGGCTGATCGAGGCCATCGACAAGCTGCGCGCCGAGTTCGCTGCGAACGCCGGTCAACACGTCGAACGCACGCCCAGCGGCGAAGAACTGAACGTCTTCGGCCTGCGGGTCGATGGCCGCGAAGAACGGATGCGCGACCTGATCTGGGGCGTCGCCTGCGATCTGCGGCGCGAGTTCCCCGGCAAGCCCGACCCGGCCCGCGTGGCGGCCGAGCGCGAACGGGTCTGGCAGCGCTACCTGTTCGAAGTGAAGACCCGGATTGCCGATCCGACGCTCAGCAACGAACAAGGCCTTGAGCGCGAGGGGCGCGGCCGGGCGGCCTTCATAGAGCGCTGGGACCGCGCCCTGGGCCAGTGGGACGGCAAGCTGTTGGAAGCGGCGGGGGAGGCCAAGCCAGACCCTTTCCCGGTCGCCCCGGCTGAGGGCGTGCCGATCTGGTTCGATCCGTTCGCCAAGGTGTCGGTGCCGCCGTTCCCGCTGGACCTCCTGCCGCCGATCCTCGCGGCCTACGTCGAGCATCAGGCGAAGACCCTGGGCGCCGATCCGGCCGGGATCGCCGTCGCGGCGCTGACCACGATCAGCGGCACGCTAGACCAGCGGTTCGTCCTGAAGATGCGGCGCACCGGGGAGTGGTATCAGCCGCCTCGGCTCTGGGCCGTGCTGGTCGGCGAAAGCGCCACCAAGAAGACCCCGATCATGACGGCGGCGCTGAAGCCGCTGCGCCGGATCGAATATGAGTTCTGGGCGAAACAGGCCCAGGATACGGCAGCCTGGAATGAGCTTGAGAAGGGCGACCGGGGCGCCAAGCCGCCACCGCCAACCCGCTTCATCGTCAATGACACGACGGTCGAAGCGGTCAGCGAAATCCTCACCCGGCAGGCGCGCGGGCTGCTGGTGGTTCACGACGAACTGTCGAGCTTCGTCGGCAGCCTGGACCGCTACAGCAACAGTGGGTCGGGCGGCGACCGCGCCTTCTGGCTGATGGCGCACAACGGCGGGCCGATGGCCGTTGATCGGGTCGGCAAGTCGAAGATGATCGAAAACCTCTGCGTCGCCTTCCTGGGCGGGACACAGCCCGGCCGGTTCCGCGAGCTTGAAGACCTCATGTCGGACGGCCTGACGCAGCGCTTCCTGCCGGTGCTGATCGAACGCGGCTCAGCGCCCGGCGACCTCGATAACGACGTGGTTGTGCTGCGCTACGCCGACCTGATCCGAGGCCTGATCGCCCGGCCGCCGCAGACCTTCTACATGACCGACGACGCCCTGGTAACGGCCGACGAGTTCAATCGCGAAATCAACGAGTTGGAAGACCTGTCTGAGGGGATATCGCAGGCCTTCTGTTCCTGGGTCGGCAAGCTGCCCGGCTACCATGGCAGTCTCAGCACATTGCTCCATGTCCTTGAAAACAGGGACGACGCCTATTCGCTGCACGTCGGGAAGGCGACAGTTGAACGCGCACGGCGGCTGCTGACGGACTTCTTCATCCCCCACGGCCGGGCCTTCTATCAGGACGTGCTGGGCGACCTCGACAACAACGCCGAGGCGGTCGCCAGCTTCATCCTGACCGACGACCGCGAGCGCTACACGATCAGCGACTTGCAATCGAACGTGCGCGCCCTGGGGCGGGTCGAAACTCAGTGGGAAATGCGCGCCAAGCTGGCCGGGTTCGTCAGCGGCGGCTGGCTGATCGAAGACGGCCAGCGGGCCTGGAACATGGCGGCCGGGGTCCGCGAGAAGTTCGCCGACAAGCGCGCCGCAGAGCTTGAGCGCAAGGCCAGGATCACCAGCCGGTTCAAGACCAAGGGGGCCGAACATGAAGCTCCGCTGTGACGCCTGCCGGTTCTACGAATTTGAAGACACGATGGGCCATTGCCACTTCATGCCGCCATCGCAATTTCGCGATGTGCGGAACGATATGTGGACCCCGTTCCCGGTGGTGCATCCCGACTGGTGGTGCGCCCAGCACGAGGCCCGGCCGGTTGACTCAAAAGTCAGCGACACCCTGTCGCCGCAAGCCGCAGGCGGCCTTGCCCGCATCGCCGCTAAGGCCCCTGAGCGCCGAACCGAAATCGCCCGCACGGCCGCTGAAGCGCGCTGGAACGGCCCTGATCCTGAGGATGATTTTTGATGCCGTCGCCGGAAGACAGCGCAACCCTTAAAGGGTTCTTCGACGCGGCCGACAACGCGCGTGGCGAAGCCGAACGGCGCTGGGGCTGCGGACGGCTGGAACTGCTGGCTGGTCCGATCCTGCTGGCCCGGTTCCGGCGCCAACAGGCGACATGGCGCCAAGCCCTACAGGCGGCCTGGGAAGCCCCGGTGGTGAGCGCCGACGCGCTGGCCCTGGTCGAGCAGAAGACGCAGGCCATGATCCGGGGCTGGGCAGCCCTAGAGGTCGCGGCGGCCGAGGCGGGCCATCGCGAGGTCGCGCCCTGGGTCTGGGAAGCGCGCCTGGGCGACGGGTCGGTTGCGGCGTTCGTTCAGACCAACGCCGAGCAGTCGAAGGTGATCGTGGACGGCCGCTACCTGAAGGTCTTCACGCTGGCCGAGGTCGCCAACCTGATCGACGCCATACCGGCCGCGCTGCTTCAGCCCGCCGCCGAGGTCCCCGGCCGACGCCTGACTTCGAAGCTGCCGCGCTTCATCAGCAGCGGCGACGAAATCCCCTTCGATGACCCCATCCCCTTTGGCCTTGAGGCAGTCGCATGATCTGGACAACCGACATGGACGCAATGCTGGTTGCGGGTCGCGAAGCTGGCCTGTCGAGCTTTGAAATCGCGGCCCGGATCGGGTCGCCGATCACCGCCTCAGCGGTACGCAGTCGGCGGGTCGATCTTGGCCTGCCGCCACGCGACACGGCGACGTTGGTTCTGGCCGGGCAGTTCAAGTCGGCCTACCGCCAGCCGGTGAAGGCCGCGCCCCAGGTCGTAGACCGGCCGGGGCCACAGTCGGACCCCAAGCCCTTCGCGGATCGCGGCCGGTGGGAATGCGCCTTCATCGTCGCCGAAGACCGCGACGGAATGCGGGCCTGCTGCGGCCCGGTGCGGCCGGGCTCGCCGCGCCCTTACTGCGGATTCCACCTGGACCTGACAGGGGCGGCTCATGCGGCGGCTTGAGCTTCAGAGCTACGGCGAACAAGCGGCGGCCTGCTTCGGCAAGACGCGGTTCGAAGCCTATCAGCACGCCCAAGCCCTGAAGCACGCGCGGCGCATGTCGCAGCGCTGCCGCGAGTCCCTGGTCGCCTATCGCTGCGCCCACTGCGACGGCTGGCATGTCGGCCACCGGCTGAAGGCGCCAGAGGCCCTTGCGCTCCGAGCGCAACAGGCTTCGGGTCCGGTGCCATCGCTTGTCCCGGAGGCCAGCTATGGACAACCCCAGCAAGACCCAGCGTGACCCGATCACCACCAAGGCGTTCGGCGGCAGCACGTCACCGAAGCGGTCAGACACCCTGAACGGATCGCCGAAGACCAAGAGCCTTGGCAGCCAGAAGGCCAACTTTTCGAGCGTGAGCCCGAAGGACAACTCAGCCCCGCCACCGAACAACCCCTATCGGTGATCCGTGAAGGACGGCGAGGATGACTCCCTGGTCGTACTTGACCCGGCCAGGGTGAAGCAGCGGCGCCCTGGTGTCGGCCCGACCTACACGCAATCGCTGGCGGCCGAGGTCTGCGAAACCATCGGCGCGTCGGACCTCAGCATTGAAAGCCTCTGCCGCCAGCACGCCGACCGCTGGCCTACGGTGAAGACCCTTTATGAATGGCGCTACCGTCACCGGGCGTTCGATGAGGCCTTCGCTCAGGCCGAGGCGATGCGGGCCAGCCGGTTCATGCATCAGTGTGTCGAAATCGCCGACGATGACAGCCGCGACCTGATCGAAAGCGACGGCAAGAGCTTCGGGAATAACACCGCCGTCACCCGCGACCGGCTGCGGATTGAGACACGCCTGAAGACGGCCGCACGCTTCGATCCGCAGCGGTTCGGCGACCGCGTAGAGCAGAACATTCGCGTTGGCTTCATCCCGCTCGATGAGGCGATTCACCAGTTGAAGTGATGCAGCGGCCCCTGTCGCCAGAGCAGCGCGAACAGCTTCAGACGTGGAAGGTCAGCTACCCGCATTTCGCCTCAGGCTGTCTGAAGGTGAAGACCAAGGCGGGCCTGATCGAACCGTTCAAGTTCAACAGCGCCCAGCAGTTCATTCATGACCGGCTTGAGCGGCAGAAGGCCGACACCGGCAAGGTCCGTGCGCTGATCCTGAAGGCCCGGCAGCAGGGCGTCTCAACCTACGTCGGCGGCCGGTTCTACCACCGGACCCAGTTCTTTCAGGGAACGTCGGTGTTCATCCTGACCCACGAACAGCCCGCCACCGACACGCTGTTTTCCATGGTCGAACGTTTCTGGCGCAACAGCCCCCAGGAAGGCCGGTTGAAGACCGGGGCGGCCAACGCCAAAGAAATGAACTTCCCCAGCCTGGACAGCGGCTATGGGGTCGGCACGGCGGGCGCCAAGGCGGTCGGCCGGTCGAAGACCCTGCAATGCTTCCACGGCTCCGAAGTCGGGTTCTGGCCGGGTGCGGCCGACCACTTCGCGGGCGTCGTTCAGGCCGTCCCCGATCTGCCGGATACGGAGGTTATCTTAGAGTCCACAGCCAACGGGATCGGAGGGGAGTTCCACGAAAGATGGACTCAAGCCGAGGCTTCAGACGGCGACTACATCCCGATCTTTGTTCCCTGGTTCTGGTCGGACGAATATGAGCGCGCGCCGCCCCGAAGTTTCGAGCCCACGGCCGAGGAAGAACATGAGGCCAAGCTCTACGACCTGAGCCTGCCGAAGCTGGCGTGGCGGCGCGCGAAGATCGCCGAACTGAAGGACCCCGCGAGGTTCAAGCAAGAGTACCCGAGTTCGGCCCAAGAAGCGTTTCAGGCCACCGGCCACGAGTCCTTCATCCCGTCGCGGCTGGTTCAGGACGCCCGCAAGCGGCAATGCGAGGCCATCGGCTCGCTGGTCATCGGCGTGGACCCGGCGCGCTTCGGCGACGACTCGTTCTGCATCGCGTGGCGCACCGGCCGGAAGGTTCACAAGATCGGCCGCAAGCACCGGATCGACAACGTAGCCGGGGCGAACTGGGTCAAGTCGATCATCGACCAAGACCAGCCGGTGCGGGTGTTCATAGACGTGGGCGGCCAGGGCTCGGGCGTGGTCGATATCCTGCGCGACTTCGGCGAGCCCTACTCAACGCTGGTGGTCGAAGTGAACTTCGGCGGGGCGCCGCAAGACCTTCAGAAGACCAACGAACGCGGCGAGCTTGTGCCTGGTTCTAAGAACCGGCGCGCGGAAATGTGGTCGCGGCTGCGAGACTGGCTAGAGGATGAGGGCGGGGCCGATCTGCCCGACGACAACAGCGTTCACGCGGACCTTTGCGCCCCCGGCTACCGCTTCGACATGCGCCAGTACCTTGTCCTTGAATCGAAGGAAGACATTCGCAAACGTGGGCTCCGCTCGCCCGACTCCGGCGACGCCATCGCCTTGACCTTTGCCTCGCCGGTCGCGGCGCGCGGGTCGATCACTGAGTCAGACCGCGACTGGCGGCGACGGCGGCAGGCTGGGGGGCCTTCGGTCTGGGCGCTGTAGGGTGGTAGCCGGGCAGGGCGACAAGCGGCCCCAGCGGGCTTCCTGGGGGCAAGAAAAAGGCCCCCGCCGCGAGGCGAGGGCCGAAGGGAGTTAGAAGCTCAGGTCTGCGGTCTGGTTGACCTCAACCGGGATATCCCAGCGCCGCAGCAGATCGGCCAGGGCTTCGGCCTGCGGCTTTGTCATACGCGATTGCGTCCGCTTATACAGATCAGGTTCAATCCGCTTCATGAGTTCGTGAAACTCTTTCCGCTTTTTGCCCTTGATCGAATAAGCAACGTTGACCGTGTAGTAGTCACGGCTAACCGCGATAGTCCTGTTGGACTTCATGTAGAGCATCCTAACTTGTCAAAGACCTGGGTCGGGCCAATCCCGCCCATGCGACTATTATAGCACACTTCGATAACTACTTCAATATGCTCATTGTTATCGTTGCTCGATGCGTAACGGTGACACCGGGTTCACCGAACGACGTTCTGAGACAGGCAACAAAAAGCCCCCTCAGCGCATCGGGGGGATGATGCTGAGGGGGCTTCAAGGGGCTCCGCAGACTGAGAGGTCGGCAGAAGGTCGGGAGGTTGTGCCCTCTACTGAAGGTTGTCAAGGCGCAGCCTGGGCGTGCCGTCCCGGTTGGTGTCGGCGCAGAACACCGGGACGCCTGGGCGGGTCGCCCAGATCACGAAATAGCCGAAGCCCGGCAGCGGCGGCGCGGCGATGCTGCCCAGGACAAGGCCTATCGTCCCGTCTGGCGTGGCGTCGCCCGGCTGACTGTTGACCTTGCAGACCGGCGTCCCGTTTGGCCACGCGCCGGGCGCTTCCTCGGTGGTGAAGATCACGGCCATAAGCTCGGAATCCTTCATGGCTTCACCTTGGCCCGGTGGGTCGCCAGTTGCTTGAGGGTCGCGAGCTTGAGCCTGTCGCAGGCCAGCCAGTAGTCGGCCGGGATCGCGTCACGCCGGACCCAGGACTTCGCCGTGCCATAATCGACGCCCAAAGCCTCGGCAAGCTCGCCGACGCCACCAGCCCGGTCAGCAATTTCCTGGGTCAGCGTCCGAACCTCCTTAAACCACGGCGGGTCGGATTCGTCGCCGAACGTCAGCCAGCAGCGTGACACCTTCAGGGCCGCCGCACATAACTTGCAGGCCTTAATGGTCATCGAGCCGGTCTTCTCCCACTGGGTATAGGTCGAAATCTTGAAGCCGTGGGCGAGGGCGAAATCCTTCGCCGTCTCATATCCGGCGTTGATCCGCGCCTGATGCAGCCGGTCTGCGAGCGACAGGTCGATCACAGCTTCACCTTGTAGCGTTTGTTCGCGAAGCCCTCGGCGACCTCGCCCCGGATGAACGGCCGCCACCAGTAAATCCCGGTCTTCCTGATCTTGAAGTGGCCGCGAACGGTATGCGCCCGGTGCCCTGATCTGGAATGCCCCGCCCCGGCCTCAGCGCGCGCCCTGGGGCCGATGCGAAGGGTTAGCTGGTGGTAGTCTACCAGCGGCGGCTTCCCCCGCTCTGCGCGGCTCTTATTGAGCTTGGCGGGCGCCGGGCGAAATTCGGAGCTTGCGCCGTTCTTCGCGTTGAGCAGGGCCATCACCGCCAGCCAGAACCACGGCTCGCCAGCCCAGTCGTGGTTCGCGTTGCGGCCTAGCTCCTCGGCAAGTTCAGGAGCCGTGGCGGCGATCTTCAGCATCGTCTCGCGCCAGTAGGGCGCAATGGTCATGGTCAGCAGGAAGGGTTCGTTAAGCTCAGGGTCCGGTTCGTCACACCAGATCGACACGCCAGCCGGACAGATCGAAAGCGGGCTATCGAGGCCCTGGGTCAACTGGTCGGCGGTGCTGTAGCTCCAAGCCAAGGTCGCCCAGAACCGCTGCGGGTTGTCGCCCTGCTGTTCACAGAGGATGCCGACCCGCACCGGCTGAAAGGTGCGCCCGCCCGAGTGGTTCGGGCCATGGGTGAAGGCGTCGGCGAAAAACGGCCGATCCTGCTGGGCAATCTCTAGCCAGCAGATCGGATAAGGCAGGCGGCAGAACGGCAGGGTGTCGCGCACGGCGGCTCGCGGCATGTCGCCCGCGACCTCGCCGATTGAGCGATCAAGGGTGAACTTGTGCGCTTCCCTCAGCCGCGCCTGATAGGCCCCGAGCCTGCCGAAGGTCATTTCGGAAAGCTCGGGGTTCGGCTCTAGCAGTTGATCGGCCAGCATCAGGCAGCCTTCAGATCGGCGGCTTCGGCGCAGTAGCGCTTGACGGTCGAAACCCCGATTCCGAACTGCCGGGCCGTGGCGCTGATAGAGGCGTCATGCTCGCGCCGCCACTGGGCGACGGTCTGAGCGTCGGCCGACACCGGGCGGCCAAACCCGGCCTTGCCGTTGTGCGTCTTGCCGGTCGCCAGTAGCGAGGCCTTCGCGACCTTGATCCCATATTGCGACCGTTCCCAGATGCGGCGGCGTTCCATGTCGGCGACCTGGGCCAGCACCGCCAGGACGATTTCGCCAGCGCCCCGGCCGATGGGGCCAAGGCCTTTCACGTCAACGATCACGCCCGAGTCGATGAGGGCGCGGACGGTGGTCTGAATGTCGATGGCGTCCCGCCCCAGCCGGTCAACGGCCGCAACGCAGATCGTGTCGCCGTCGCGGGCCTTCGCAGCCATGGCGCCGAAGCCCGGCCGCTTGAGCATCGGGATCACGCCTGAGACGTTCTCATCATGGAACTCCAAGGCGTCCTTGCCCAGGACAAAGCCAAGCTCGGCGCGCTGGGCTTCGATGGATTGGTCAGCGCTGCTGACCCGGTAATAGGCGAATCTCATCGGGCGGTTTCCTCAACGATAAACTCGATTTCGCGCCGCGCCTGATTCAGCTTGCGGCGCTGGTCAGGCGTCAGCTTTGACCCGCTGCGAACGTCGGCGCTCAGCGACATGGCGTTGCAGTAGATCGCCTCGATTATGGCCTCGGCGGCAGCGGCGTGGCGCTCGCGCTGTTCCTCGCTCATTGGCTGGGTTCCTTGTGGCGCGCGGATCGGGCCGCCGCAGCAGCGGCAGTAGGGCTGGGTTGGGCTCTTGAAGGTCATTAGATCGCGCCGTTCTGAATGCGGTCGTAGACCTCGGCCAGGGCCGCGTCGGGCACGTCGGCGAGGGCTTCCACGGCCGCCACCTTGACGGACAGCAGGGCCGCGCGAACGGCCTGAGCCTTGCCCCTGATCGTCTCAGCGGTGCGGTCGGCGTCGTGGGCGGCTTTGGCGGCGAACGCGGCCGTGGCGAGCTTGCCCGCTGCGACCTTGGCGCTGGCCTCGGCGACCAGCGAAGCCCACGGCTCGGCGTTGGCGTCGTGGTAGGACATGCCCGCACCGGGGCCGCGCCGGATCGTCGCGCCGCGCTGAAAGATCGTCGGTCGATTCCGGTAGGTCGAACCGCCAACCTCGGTGATCTGGTCGCCGTTAACCTTGGCTTGAAACCAGTAGGAGTTTCCGTTTTCGTCGGACCAGCCGACGCGCAAGCGTTGGCCGGGCGAGGCCTCGATTGAAAATTCGGTCATGAGAAAGAGCATCCTTTTCGTCGCCCGGCCCATCGCCGAACGCATCCCCTTTATAGGCCTAGCCCATAACCACGTCAATCGGCGAATTATGGGCTAGGATGCGACATTGTGCGCGAACGGTGTTATTCGAACGAGGCCTGTTCCTCGGCGATCAGGTAGGCGAAGACCGCCTCGGCGACTCCTTCGCCATCCTCGCCGCTCAGCGAGCCGGGCAGCGCGACTAGCTCTAGGGTCGGTTCGGTGATGACGCAGAGCGGGCGGCCGTTCTTCTCGACTTCCAACACGCGAACGGAATAGGGCAGTTCGCGGCTCACCCTGTAGACCGCAGCGGGCTTGCGGCTGAGGTCAGGCGCGAGGCTGGGCGGCTGGCGGCTCATTGGCTTTTCCAGCGCTGGTCGGCCGCCTCCTGAAGCTCGGTGAGGCTGCGGCCGTTCTCGGTAAGCGTGCGGGCGATCAGGGCGACGTGCGGGCCGCGCCGGATCGACTCGTCGGTGTTCGGGCCGGTGAAGTCGCGATAGAGGGCCGCCAGGGTGTCCAGCGGATCGTCGCGGCGCTCGGCGTCTTCGACGGTGACGCCAGCCCGCGCAAGGTTCCGCACTAGCTGAGCGTCGAGGACCCTGAACAGGCCGGGCAGATCGCCATCGGTAGCGCCGGGCGGGTCGTCGCCGAAGTTCAGCGGGTGGGCGCGGCGGTCTAGCCGCTCCATTATGCGGTCCATCTGATAGAGCATGTCGGCCCGCCAGATTTCGCGCATCGACTCGAATTGTTCGGCTGTGATCGTTTGCATACTGAGCATCCTTGTTCGGTGAACGGGGTTAGGCGGGTTGCAGGTTGGCGGGTCTGGCGTCGAACCAGCTACCGTCGTTATCCCAGCGCAGCGTAACGACGTTACGCGACTTGACCGGGCGAATGACGGTCCCCGATTGGCCAGTGCGACCGTGGGCGGCGCCGGTGTAGGTCACGCGCTGGCCTTTGCTGAATTGATCTAGCGACATGGTGAGCATCCCTTTCGGTGACGGTGGTTAGGAGAACGCCGGTTCGCCGCCCTTCGGCAGATCGGCAAAGGTGATCGACGCCAGGAAGGCCCGCAAGTCGCGAAGCTCCCCGCCGCGCGCTGTCGCGGCCTTCTGGTCGCGCTGCGTCCGCGCGTGCTTGGCGTCCGATGCAATGTAGGTCAGGCGCCGGTCGATTTCGGCCAGCACTTCGGCGCGGAAGGCCTCGCCGGTCTTCGAGTCTGAGATAACCATGGTCTGCGATCCTTTCTCAGTAGCCGTGCTTCTGGGCGAACGCCGTGATCTGGTCGATAGCGGCCTCGCTGATTGTCGGGCCGTCATCGAACCGGCCTTCGCCTTCAAGGCAGGCGAGCGAGTTCGTATGGCCGCCGCCCGGTGACGTGACCCAACAGTCAACCCAAGCTCCGCGCTGCGGGTCGTTCGGGTCGCATTCGGCGGTCAGGCTGACTGTGTAGCGGCCCACCTTGGAGTCGCCTTGCGGCAGGTTGGTGGCCAGCGCGAGGCGGGCGGTTTCGAGGGCGTCGGGCATCTGTTGAGCATCCTGTTTGAGCTTGGGGCGTCGCCCCGGTGTGAGACTGTTCTAACGCGCCTTGCCTAGGCCCGCAACCTCTAAAGTGCTGCGGGCCATGCGACAAACTGTCAGGCTAGGCCTTGCGTGACAGGGCCAGAAGGGACACCGGGGCGCCCGCCTTGCCCGGCTCAAGCGGGCCGCCAGCCGGGTCTGCGATCCCCCAGGGCTCGCGGCTGGTCGCGGCGCTGATCGCACATTCGCGAAGCGCCTTATAGGCCGCGTTCGCCCAACACGATTCCCAGTCGGAAACCTCGCAGGACTGATAGGCGAAATAATCGGCGTTCTTGATCATCGCCAGCGGCTCGTGATCGGTGTGCGCGTGGCGGAAATCGGCGACCCACGCCGCATCGGATTCCGGGTCGGCGTGCGCCGGGTAGCGTGCGTTCAGCGAGTCGAGGTTCGCCAGCACAAGCGCGCGGCCGAACTCGTCGGGGTAGGTCTTGACCCAGTTCGAATTGAGCGGCGAAGGCCCAGCGCGGAGCAGATGCTTAAAGGCCTCAGGGTGGCGCTCCATCATGGCGACCGGCGGTCGCGGAACGGTGTTGTAGGTGTCCCATCGCATCGCGGCGGAAACCAGCGCGCGAATGTGGGTCGTCGAACATTGGTTGGCAGACATTTTGAGCATCCTTGTTCGGTGAGGGTTGTTATTCGGCGGCCCAGACAGCGCGCCAGCGGTAGCAGTTGAACGTAACCGACTTCGCGTTGCGGCGCGGCCGGGTCTGCCACCACGCCCAGCGCGCGGCGACTGTGGTCATTTCCGGGTCACGATAGGCCACAACGTCTAGGCAGCGCTTCGCCATTTCCGGGTCGCGTTCGATGACAACGCGGTCGGTCGTAGGTTCGTGACGCAGGTAAAGCGGCAGGAGTTGGAACGGGCGAGAGGCCATAGGGTGAGCATCCTTAGGTCGGTGAACGGGGTTATTCGAAGCGTTCGGTGTTCGGCGAGTCGCAGAAGGGACAATCCCCCCGGCTGTCGTCGTGATCGGCGAAAAGCTCCTCGCATTCGAGGCAGCGGCGAAGCGGCTGAGCGCTCACCGCGCGGGCGCCGTCGTCTGGTGGAAATCGGAGGCGGCGACGATATCCTGCACCTCAAGCAGGCAGAGCAGGTAGCCTGCCCACTGGGCGGCCAGGGCGTCGTTTCCGGCCTGTTTGTGCGCCATGGCTTTCGCGAGGGCGCGGGCGATTTCGGGGCGGTTCATTCGGGTTGTCCTCGGTTCGTTTTGTCTAAAGGCATATTGGGCTAGGTAGGGCGCCCCGTCAAGCTCGAAAGCTGCGACAGGGCGCCGCACCGGCTTAGGCCGCCTCGGCGACCTCGGCAGGCTCAAGCTCATCCTCGGCGCTCTGGGTCGCGAGGATGAAATCGGCCGCTTTCTGGGCTGCGCTGGCGGCCGTAATGAAGGCGCGCGGGTCACCCTTCAGCACCTTAAGCCAATTGGCGATATAGGATGCGTGATCGGGCCTCGCGGGCGCCGTGAAGCCTTGCGAGCCGCAGATGAAGGCGGCCGTCAATTCGGCAACCAATTCCTCAAAGGCGTAAGCCTGATCGCCGAAGCGGCGGCCGAATTCGCGCGCCAGCCGCGACTCGTGGCCGGTCCAATGCCCGAGTTCATGGAACAGCGTTCCGTAAAGGCCGTCGGCCGATTTGAACGACCCGCGTTCCGGCATTTGCACGGAGTCGAAATGCGGGCTGTAGAAGGCGCGGGCGCCGGTGTAGGTGATCTGGGCGCCAGTCGCAGCGGCGAGCGCTTCGGCAGCCTCCACACGCTCTTGCAAGGGCCTTGCGCGCGGCTCAGGGCAGGCGACGCCTTCACACTGGTCAAGGTTGAAAACCGTGTAGCCCTTGACGAACACCGTTTGCTCGAATTTCTGCGTAACGGTGTTCAGTTTCTTATCGAATTTCCAGAAAAAGACCGGCGTTCCCTTTTCGCCTTTGCGAACGCTACCGCCCGCCTCTTTCGCCTGATTAAAGGTCAGCCAGACCGGGCGAGCGTAACCCCGGCTCTTGCCAATCAGGTCAAGCCAAAAGGCGTTCGCGCCGCGATAGGGCCGCCCTCGGATATTGTGCGGCATGGTCGCCGAACCGACAGCGCTGGCGCCCTCGCGCCATGGCTGAGTCCAGGGGAGAACGCCGTCCTCCATTTGGGCGATAATCGAGTCGGTGATCTGCTGGAAAACGTCGTTTTTCACGGTGAGCATCCTGTCGGGTCGGTGGGTTACAAATGACTATAGGGTTATCGAGCTATCTGAGGCCTGAGTCAACGGTCAGATTGTCGCAGGCCTCAGATTTCAGTGGTGGGTGAAGTAGGCGAGGAAAAAGGCGCCGACAGCGGCGCCCGCCGCGAAGACTCCAGCAAAGGCTGTCGCGGCTGCCGCGACAGTTTGCCAAGGGGCAAGGCGAATCTCTTGTTGGTGACGCATGTTCGCCGATTCCAGTTCTTCGATCCTAGCCCTTAGCAGGCGGGTTTCAGTGTAGCGCATGTTGCGTTATCGCGTGAGTCGGCGAAGGCGCGCGGCGTACCGCGCCTGAAGGTGGGCGATGCGGCGCCGCTGGCGCGCGCGGCGCGCACGGCCGGGCGGGTCAATCAGGTCAGCCAGAGCGGCGAGCAGGGCGCGCATCTAGGCGCCCGGCCGATAGGTCGCGGCCGTGCTGCGCTCGCCCAGGGGCGCGAGGCCCATGTTTCGCAGAACGGAGTCGCGCAATCGGTCAGTGAAGCCTCGGCAGATTTCGGCGCGAAGCTCGGCGCCGCGCGCAACGGCCGCTTCAATTTCTTCGGCGCGCTGTAGGTAGATTCCGAGCGCGTGCGGGTTATATCCGCGTTTCGCGGATTGGAGTCGGTCATAGCGGACTAAGGCCTGAGTCAGGCTGAGCGGGGGCGCCATGGTCAGTCGCCGTAACCGATGCGCGAAGGCATGACGCGTTCGGCGAAGGCTTCAGCCTCGGCGCGCGTCGCGAAGGGTTGGCGGCAGGCGCCAACTTGCCCGGTGTAGGGATTCCGTACGGTCCAACCGCGCGAGACAATTTCCCAGTTCGGCCGGTCAGCCTCGGCGACCCAGGGGCAGGCGCCATAGATTGAGGCGGTGCGGCCGGACGCGTGGCGCCACTGGCGCGACTCGATCACTTCAAATTTCATCGGTCTGGGTTCCTTAGGTCGATTTCACTAAAGGGAATATGGGCTATGCCGGGCAGCCGGTCAATGGTCAGATTGCCGCAGGCCTAGGCGACCTCACGGCGTCGCGTAACGATGTAATCCAGCAGATCGCCGCCCCGGCAGTCGGCGCCCGTGTGGAAGCCATAGGACCATGAAAAGTAGGGCTCGGAGTCAAACCAGAAATCGGCGCGCTCTAGGCCATGCGCGACTAGCCAAGCGTCGGCCGTCGCAAGCTCGGCATCGGTCAGGCCCGATGCGTCGTTATTACAAAGGTAAGACGCCCAGTAAGCGGACGCGGCGATGATTTCTTGAGTCATGGTCAGGGAACCTTGTTATGGGTTGGAGCGTTGCGAGCGGATGAAGCGAACGGCCGCAGGCGCGACCGCTCGCAGACCGGGGTTAGGTTAGTTACAGCGTCCGGCATAGTGGCGCTGCCACTGCCACAGGTCGCCGATATCGTTGAAAGCCGGGCCGAAAAGCGCGCCCTCAGCGTCGGCAGACTGCCAACCGGCCGGAACGCTGACGCAGTTGCGGGCCTCACGCGCCGGAGCTTCCCAGGGGCCGTTATAGGCGCCCATTTGTTCCCAGTAGCCGTCGCGGTGGATTGCGTAAGTGATGGTGGAAACGCAGGTTTTGCCCTCGGCGGCGTTCATCCCGGCAAGGCGAACCGTGCGGGTGAAAATGACCAGGGTCGAACGTTCGGGGCGGCCTTCGACTTCATCGAAGCAATAGACCTCATTGGCGAAAATGGCGCGGATTTCAGCCTTGGCGGTTTCGAGCTTAGTCATCTTGAGCATCCCTTGTGCGGCGGCGCCGCGTTTCGTTTCGGTCCACAATGTCTAAGGGGATTACGGGCTATGGTCAAGCGGCATGGTTGCGGCAGGCTGTCGCAGGGTCGCGGCCTCGCGTGCGCCTTCGCGCATACGCGCGGCTTAGATCGACGCTTTCACCCCGTGACCCGTCGCGCGCGCCAGCGGCGGCCGACGCTGCCGGGCAGCGCAAGGCGCGTCGCCAGCCTAGCCCACAACCCCTATACTAGCGCGGCTGGCCCATTACCTAGCCCAATACATGCGAATGTAGTAGTTATCGGGCTAGGTTCGCCAACCCTAGTTAGTGGGCTAGTGTCTAAGGGGCGCTCACCTTGCGTCTACTAGGGCGGGGGTCCCCCCCTCGGCCGGGGGCAGGGGGAGGGGGTGTCCTTCCCGCGCCGGAGTCCCGTTCCGTGCGGCAGCAGCTACAATGCCACTACGCGGGATGCACCCCCGCGATAGCGTAGGACCCACGCGATGACCAAGCCGAGAGTAGGACCCAAGACCGACCCCAGCCGCAGCGAGCTTTACTACAAGACCGCCGACCGCAGGCGGGCGCTGAAGGCGCTCGACCAACTGCTGAAGTATCACCTTGAGGTCTGGCGCTGGCGACAGGTCGCCGCCTGGATACCGGCCGACCAGCAGGCGCACCGTCACGCGCAGTCCATGGTGGCGAAGGCGCTGACCCGGATGCAGGGCTACCAGTCGGTGATCTGGCGCGCACTGGGCTACGACCCGGAGAGCGACGGCCCCGCGCCACAGACCCATTGGGACAAGGGCGCCATGGAAGACTGACATAACCGGACTGTGCCTGGCTGTTCCCGACATATCCTGACTGCCGGCGCTCAGACTGTTCCAGACACAACCCGACACCAGCAGATCAGTTCTGCCAATAACCACCAGCTTTTTGATCCCCAGCCCTTGACTGCAACCCGAAACGGGCTCACCGGCTCGCGACCGCCCGGGAGCGATTGACGGCTTCCCGCCGACAAACGCACCCGAGCAGGACGCGAGTCCGGCTCCCCTCGAATACGGGTGCAAATCCCAGGTCGAACCCCTCGAAAGTAGGACCCGCCAAGCCTCGACTTGACTGAGGCCCGCAACAGGCTTCGCGTCCCTCGCCATCGCCGCCAGAGGGACGTGTGATGGCGAAAGCGCCGCCTGAAAAGTCTGAGCCGCATCATCGGGACTCCCCGAAAGCTGAACCGATTGTGGTTGAGGCCCCTCCCCAGGAGACGGCGGCCTTGGCGCAGCCGGGACCGGACGAGCCCCCGCCGACTCCAGCCCAGCGGGAAATACCGGTCCCGGCTGTGTTCACCGTCAACGAGCCGCACAAGCTCACCAAGGGTCAGATCGGCGGCCTCTGCGCCGAAGGGCTCGAAGCCTATATGTTCGGCCAGCGGACCCGCCACGACGCGGTTGGGCGGTTGTGGAACATGCGCCGCGAGGCGGTCAACGACTGCTGGCAGTTGGTCATCACCGTCAGCATCGGCGGCTACTGGCTGGCGGAAGGCGCCTTGCCGCTCGACCGGCTGCCGAGCGCCGAAGGCGAGCATCAGCTTATTGCGCTGATCGAAGGCATGGCCGGGACCGTCGAGCGCGCGCACCGGGACATTTGGGCCGAGCAGCAGAAGCAGCTTTCCGGCCGCTCGACCAGCGCGGCCGAAGACGACGCCGAGGCCAAGAAAGCCGGGCGCCATGAACGCGCATGACCAGTATCAGAAGGCGGCCGATATCGCCGATCTGCTGCTGAGCCGGGGCTACCCGGTGCGGAACTTCGAAGTGGTCGATGGGATGATGACCATTCGGTTCCAAGGGCCGCGCGCGCAGGACGTTCACGCCGACGCGGGGACCGCCTCATTCGAGGGGTTCGCCGAGGCTTACGACAAGGCCCCGCCATGATCGAGTCGTCGGAAGCCCGCGCCCCGCTGATCGCCGCCGACGACAAGGCCTGGGTGATTTTTGACGAGTTGAAGGCGCGCGGCCTGCCGGTGATCGGCGCGACGGGGACGGAGGGCGGCCGGAAGATCGCGGTGTCGTTCCAGCTTGCCGATCAGGCGGCGAAATACACCGTCCGTTGCTCGACCGGGGAGGCGACCGCCGACTGGTTTCAGCGCATGTATGAGGTCGTCGCGTGAGCGAGGCCCACGGCCCCCAGTTCGACGCGCAGGCGTCGCCGTCCGAAGGCTATAAGCCCGGCGTCGATAGCGCCCGCGAAGAAGAACTGCTGAGCCGCTTCGCCGAGTGGGACAAGCACCTGCTGTCGAAGTGGTCGCAGTGGCGCGAGGAAACCAAGCAGGCCTACGACTTCGCCGCAGGCCACCAGTGGGACCCGAAGGACCGGGCCGCCATGGAGGAAAACCAGAAGATTCCGGTGGTCTTCAACATCACCGCGCCGACCCTCGATGCGGTCGCCGGGGCTGAGATTCAGAACCGGCAGGAGGTCCGCTACTACCCGAGGACCCAGGACAAGACCGGCGTCGCCGACGTGCTGTCACAGGCCGCCGACTACATCAACGATGAGTGCGACGGCGATCAGGAGGATTCCGAGGCCTTCTACGACTGCCTGATCTGCGGTGTCGGCTGGACCTACACCGGGCCGGAAATCGACGGTGACCGGCTGTCGATCTTCAAAGGCCGGGTCGATCCGCTCGAAATCATGGCCGACGCCAGCGCTCGCAAGCCGAACTTCGATGATGGTCGTTACCTGAAACGCGAATGGCCGATGAGCCGCGACGATTTCGAGGACTTCGCCGCCAGCATCGGTCGCCCTGACGCTTCGCCGGATGGCTTTTCCGACCTCGATTCCGGCAAGCGGGTGACAATCGTCAACCCGCAGCTTCGCTACACACATGGGATGCTCGGGCCGGGCAATGGCGCCGATGAGGTCGTGGTCTGCGAATGGCAGTGGTGGGAGAAGGCCCCACGGTTCCTGGCGGCCCTGCCGCACCCGACCCAGCCCGGCGTCGTGCAACTGGCGAAGCTGAGCCCAGACCAGCACGCCCAAGCGCTCAAGTTGAAGCCTGACCTCCCGTCGCAGCCGACCACCGAAAAGGTCTTCTACCGGGCGTTCACCGCCGATGACACGGTGCTGTTCGAAGAAGAACTGCCCGAGAAAATGTTCCGCTACCGGGCGATCACCGGCAAGCGCGACCGCAACGCCGGGACGTGGTTCGGGCTGGTCCGGCCGATGCTCGACCCGCAGCGGTTCATGAACAAGCTCTACTCGGAAATCCTGCATATCGTCCGCACCAACGCGAACGGCGGCCTGATGCTGGAAGAAGATGCGGTCGCCGATATCCGCAAGTTCGAATCCACCTGGGCGGCGGCCGACAAGATCACTTGGATGAAGCCCGGCGCCCTGTCGAACGCGCAGGGGTCGAAGGTGCTGCCGAAGCCCACGGTCAGCATCAATCCGAGCCTGTTTCAGATCATGGAATTTGCGCGGGACATGGTGAAGGCCTGTACCGGCGTAAATGAGGAAATCCTTGGGATCGTCGGCCGCGAGCAGCCGGGGGTCCTAGAGCAGCAGCGCAAACAGGCCGCTTACGGCATTCTGTCGGCCTTCTTCGACGCCAAGCGCCGCTACCAGCGCGAGCAGGGCCGCCTGCTGCTGGCCCAGATCAAGGCCTTCCTGCCGGACGACACCCTGGTTCGGATCGTGGACAAGGGGACCGCCATCTACATTCCGGTGGTCCGCGCGCTGCAAGACTTCGAATATGACGTGGTGGTCGATGAAGCCCCGGCCGGGCCGAACCAGAAGGCGAAGGTCATGGCGGTGCTGGGGCCGCTGCTGCCGGAAATGTTCGCTTCGGGGATCATCGGGGCCGAGCAGATCGCCGACATGCTGCCGTTCATGGATATCCCGGCCAGCGTCGCCGACGCCCTGGGTCAGGCCATCCGCCAGCGGGCGCAGGCCGCCCAGCAGCCGTCGCCGCAGCAGCAGCAGATAGAGCAGGCCCAGAAGATCGCTTTCAGCAAGGAAATGGACAACAAGGACGCCGACACCGCCCACAAGCGGGCGCAGGCGGCCAAGGCCGCCGCCGAGGCCCAGACCGCCCCTGCGAAGCTGCAAATGGAGGGCGTCAAGGCCGTCGCTGGCGTCCAATCGACCCGCGCCGAACTTCAGATGCAGCGCGAGGCGCACGGTCAGGACATGCAGCAGAAG